CACCGCAAGGCACGCGGTCTATGACCACGGCGGAAGTGTGGGCGGCGTTCTTTTCTTTAACTGGAGCAACAAGCCTGCCCTTTACAACGGGACTGGTTACTATGTCTTTTGGGAAGACAACCCCGCACAAGATGACGGCAACTGGCATCACTGGCTCCTTTATCAGAAGCACGACGACATCGCGGCAAGCAAGCTATATTGTGATGGCGTGCTACAGTCAATTAGCACGACCTCTACCGGAGATGGTGCCGGAACTGCTTACACGTCAGGAATAAGAATCGGCAGTCAGCATTACCCGTTTAGCGGCCACCTTGACGAGTTCGCCATCTTTGATGGCGACAAGACCGGCATTGTTGCGGACCTCTACAACAGCGGAGTTCCTACTAACCTCGCCAGCACCGCTGGTCTGGAACACTGGTGGCGGATGGGTGACGCAACGGAGCCCGCTGCTGATGGCACGAGTGATTTAATTTTTGACCAACAAGATAAGACGCTAGGGAGCGAGTTGGTTACTAATGGAGACTACGAAACAGGAGATTTTACTGGGTGGACGACACACAATTCTGGCGGGCAGACATTAGAGGTGGCAACTAATGCTGCTGGCTCCAACGCTCTCCACATTGTCTCAGACGGCACATTTTGCGGGGTGACGCAGGACATTACAAAACCGGCAGGGACTGTATTCAAATTTTGTTTTGACCTTGAGGTTATCAGTGGTTCTGCCGTAACCGTTATAGAAGGGGTAATAAATACGCATTCCAACAGTGGACGCTATGAGATTTTTGGGACGTCTTCTGGTAGCACAATTTCGCTAGAGATAAAAAGAAACCTCACTTGCGAGTTCTATATCGACAACGTGTCCGTCAAAGAGGTCAACGGCGCAACCGCCACCATGACCAACATGGATTCCGGCGATATCGTTCAATACACCCCGAACAGCTACATCCTGTCTGACCTTGGTATCACGCCTGACCTCGCCGTCTCCATGACCAGAAAGCTGGTGAGCGATTACAGCGGCAGCTTCTATGCCACTTCCGGCTCGGATGTCACCACTATCTACGACCAGTCCGGCAATAGCCGGAACCTCACGAACTACGGTAGCGGTGACGAGGTCACTTTGTCTGGCTCTGGCAACCTTGCTCGTGCCGTGTTCAGCAGCAGCTCTAACTCAGTGCTGACAACAAGCACCCTGGGCAGCGCGTTCCCTGCGGGCAATCATGACGTGTTTATGGTCTTTGACCCTGTCGGCACTGACCAACAAATTCTTTTTGGTCGCGCTTCAACGGGAGGCGATTTCCTTGCGATGGACAACGGCTCAAGTAGCAATGCTTCTAACGGCATCACAATTGGCGAAATCCGGGTTAATGACACTATTCTCCCAGCTACAGTAAGCCGAAACGAGCTTTGGGACGCTATGACAGTTTCCGGGACAATGGGCGGGCTCAATGTGCTCAGTCTTGAGGATGTAGACCTAAGCAGTATTGGCGGCGATATTCGACTAGGCGCATCTAACGATACTTGGCGATTGGAGGGCTCCTTTGCGGAGTTCATCATCACGCCACCGCTGTCTGACGCGCAGCATTCCGCCGTCGTTGAAAATATTAGAGCGCATTACGACGCACCGTAATCATGGCTAGCAAGTATACAAATAGAACATGGGCAATCGTCCCGCTCGCAGACATTGAAGCGGCGGACGTTGTTGATGAGGAAATGGGAGATTCCAATATCTTTATCGACTCCTGCCTGCAAACTTCCAAGGACACCCTTCGCCTTTCAGTTGACGGCACCCAAGCGGTTTTGAAGTGGGAGGGCGAGACGCCGGAAGTCTTGTCATCTGCTAATACCTACACCCACTCAGAGATTCTGGAAATTCTTTCTGGTCCTAGCTGGACTGAGCAAACTGACACACCTTAATAAATGAATCCTACATCCGCCGAGGCTCTATACACTTCCCTTGAACATGAAAGGAAACCCTTTCTCGACCGGGCGCGGCAGGCTTCAAAGCTGACCTTACCTTACCTTATCCCCGAAGACGGGCATAATTCACACTCACGCCTTGAAACACCTTTTCAGGGCATTGGAGCAAGAGGGGTCAACAACCTAGCTTCAAAATTACTACTAGCCTTACTGGCTCCGAATGCCCCTTTTTTCCGCCTTAACTTTGACGAGAATGTTTTGCGTCAAGAGGGAGCTACCGAAGATATTATTACCGAAATGGAGTCCGCTTTGCAGCGGGTTGAGGAATCGGTAATGGAGGAGGTTAGCAGACAATCTTACAGGGTAGGCATCCATGAAGCTCTCAAGCACCTCATCGTTTCTGGAAATGCTCTTTTGTATTTACCAGAAGATGGGGGCTTGAGGGTCTTCCACTTAGACCGCTTCGTGGTTCAAAGAGACCCAATGGGTAACCCTTTGAAAATTGTTACCAAAGAGACCCTTGCTTACAGCTCTCTTTCGGACGACCTCAAGATGGCCGCTGGTCTTCACGGCGACGGCTCCCCGGATAAAGATTGTGATTTGTTCACTTCTATTTGTTTGCACGGGGACAACTGGGTAGTTCACCAAGAAATCAAAGGCACTGTTGTTGAGGGTTCGGAAGGGGTGTTCAAAAAAGAAAACCTTCCTTACATCGCTCTTCGGTTTTCTAAGATTGATGGCGAGGATTATGGAAGGGGATATGTAGAGGAATACCTTGGAGACCTTATAAGCCTTGAGAAGCTGACTCAGGCTATTGTCGAAGGCTCCGCTGCGGCTGCAAAGGTATTGTTCTTGGTTAATCCAAACGGAACCACTAGAGCTAAAACGCTGGCTGAAAGTCCTAACGGGGCCATTACTCAAGGTAATGCAGCTGACGTTTCTGTTCTTCAGTTGGATAAGTTCAACGACTTCCGAATTGCGTCAGAAACGATAAACGCAATTAAAGACCGACTGGGACACGCTTTCCTTTTGACCTCCGGCGTAGTCCGTAACGCAGAGCGCGTTACCGCTGAAGAAATCAGGATGCTTACCATGGAGCTAGAGTCTTCCTTAGGAGGGCTTTACTCTTTGCTGAGCAACGAGCTTCAGCTTCCCATGGTAAACCGGGTCATGGATGTAATGGGCAAGCAGAAGCGTTTGCCTAAGCTTCCTAAAGACCTTGTGCGGCCTGTTATTATTACCGGAATTGAGGCACTGGGTAGAGGTAATGACCTACAAAAACTGGACCTGTTCCTTGCCGGAGCTGCGCAAGTGGTAGGACCGCAAGCAATTGGTCAGTTTGTAAACGTCGAGGAATACTTTAAGCGGAGAGCTACTAGTCTTGGAATCAAGACCCAAGGGCTCATTAAGACACAAGAAGAAATACAACAAGAAATGCAACAAGCTCAAATGATGGCTATGGCTGAAAAAGCAGCTCCGCAAGGGGCCGCAGCTTTAGGTAACATTACGCGAGATGCTATGGCGGCTCCTCCAGAAGAAACAGGAGAGCCGGTAGCAGAGGAACAATAACATGGCTGATACATACGAAATAAACGACCCAACACCCTCAGAACAAATCACACTTGAGGAAGAAGCAGCGAACATCCCAGACAAGCCCGCAGACGACGGGCGGCCCGAGTGGCTCCCTGAAAAGTTCAAAAGCCCAGAAGACTTGGCGAGAGCCTACAATAGTCTTGAATCAAAGCTTGGCTCAAATCAGGAACCTAGCGAAGCAGAAGACCTCCCACCAACGGAGCCTAGCAGCGAAGGTGAGGGCGCTGAGAGCCAAAAGACGGCTATTGAAAACGCATCCGCCGAATGGGCAGAAAGCGGCGAACTAAGCCCAATGACTTACGACAGCTTGGAAAAAGCTGGTCTTAGTAAAGAGGTGGTTGATTCGTATATTGCGGGTCAGCAAGCTCTACAGGCATCCGAAGAAGACGCTATTCTCAACACGGTAGGTGGGCGAGATAATTACAATAAGATGGCTGAGTGGGCTTCTGAGGAGCTTTCTGAAAGCCAGCTTGATGCGTATAACAAAGCTCTTGAGACGGGCTCAGACGCGCAAGCAAAGCTGGCTGTGGACTGGCTAAAGGGTAAATACGACGAGGCCAATGGGACTAACCCGGCTCTTATCCTTGGTAAGACGCAAGGTTCCAGTTCGGCTCCGTTTGAAAGTCGGGCTCAAGTTCTCGCTGCTATGGCAGAAAGAGATGCTACTGGGCGTAAGAAGTATGAAGTTGACCCAGCCTACCGCACTGAAGTAGAACGGCGTTTGGCTATATCCAACATCTAATAAAATGAAGAGTAAACTTGATATTAACGTAGAGTAGTTATGACTGACGCATTGACTTGGGTTTCTGATAATAAAGAAGCCATTATTGGTATCCTTACCGGCGTTGTTACTGTCGCTAGTCTTATCGCTACGATGACCCCCAACGAGAGCGACAACAAGTGGGTTGCTCGCGTAACTAAAGTGGTGAGCTGGCTCGCCCTGAACATCGGAAAGGCTAAAAGCAAATGAGCTTGTATCGAAACATAAACCGCCGGAAGAAACTTAAAATCAGCCGGTCTAAAAAAAACTCCACCGTTAGCGACAAAAGCTACGCTAATATGAAGGCTGGGTTCCCTAAGAAGAAGAAGAAATGATTAAACTGGTTGTCAGTTTATTGATTCAGTTCCCTAAGCTGGCTGACTTGTTCTTTAAGGTCAGGGATGAATACTTTAAGGCGTATAAAGCTCGGCGTAATAAGCGCAACGATAAGCTTATCAATCGTTGGGTGCACGACGACGATTAAGAAAAGTGAAATTCCTTTCTTTATTCAAGAGCTGGAGAAACATTCTTTCTCGCCTGAAGAAAAAGAAACCATTGGAAGACTCCTCAAATACGCCAACGACCTCGAAGCCCGCTGACCTTATTGGTATTTGTGTAGGGCATTCCAGACCTGACGATTCAGGTGCGCTAAGCGTAAGCGGAATGAACGAGTGGCTATACAATGTTCGCGTAGCCTCTCTACTGAAGAAGTATCTTAATGACTTTGGTAT